TGGCAAACGAAATTGACGACAGGGATGCCGAACCACCAGTCTGCAACGTCATACCAGCAAAATTGCTGGCTGTCGTGGCAGTGGTGGTACCCCAGTGAGCAGCTGTAGCTTGCAGCAGCACACCAGATTCCAAAACCGGTTCACTCAACCGACAACAATAGCGCACGCGCAGCTCTCCTAGCGTCCCCCCACCGTTCGTACCGTAGGTAGACACATACAGATTGCCACAATCATACGTCTTGATGTCAGTATTGAGTGGTTGCACACCGGGTCGGATATACTTCGCGTCATTCTTCCGAAGACGAGCACAGTCAATCTTGAGATTGATCTGAGGCGTGCTAGGCATGCCATCCATGTGAGGGACTGTGTCCTCCACCTGTTGCTTAGTCGTCGGTGCTATGTCCGAAGCATCATAATCGAAGGAGAGAATGACCTTGCCGGTCGTCCCGAGAGACGCAAATTCCGACACCTCGCGCTTGTAGTAAAACTCCAAATACGCAAAATCATACTCCTCGTACAGAGCAGCGATCTTCGAGCCCCAAGGAAAAGTCCCTGCTTGGCCCGGGTTGCACGCATACGCGGTGGTTCCGAAACCACCGTTAGTAGCGACCACCTCACCGATGTACTCGTCCTCACATATCACCTGTGCTCGGCGCGTGGTTGCGCCCGAGACCATATGATTCATGAGTCCAGCCTTCTTGGACGAAACAACATTGTTGCCTGGTCCAACCGGCACCATTTTCATAGTTCCGGATTTTCCTAACTGCTTGCTCTTCTTCTTCTTCTGCTTCTGAGCCGAAGTAGTATGAGCAGCAGCCTGCTTCTGGGCCTTCTTAGCTTTCGCCTTCTTGCCCATCCTTGAATTAGATTGAATCTTGCACTGTAAACGCTCGTAGGAAAGCGAGTTGTACACGAGAGATTGCTGTTGGTCTAAAATTTTAAACGAGAGCGAAACTTGCGCTGCAGCTCCTCGTTCCGAGTCGGCCGACTCGTGACCACCATACAGACCCTCAATCCAAAGATCCGACTTCCAATTACTACGTATCATCTCCATTGTAATATCACCGGAGTTGCGCTGAACTGAACCATACATCTGTGCTTTATGCTCATTGGCAAGCCACACGATATAGGCCGACAGCGTACTGCGACAAGTGGGATTATAATAGGAATCCATACGAAGCGCGCAAGCGCGCAGGAAGTGCCATCTGACATCGTCAATATCAGACCCCCAAGCCATGCTCGAAAGCACACGCTCAGATTCCGGAATTGGCATCCACATGCCCAGCTCGTGATTGAACACAAAGCCGTTGGAGAGGAATTGTACCTCACTCAACGGTCTTGGCTGAAAACATGGAGTCTTGGTTGTAACACCGATCGATGACCACACTCGTGCAATGCCGGCAGGGGAGAACCACTCCACCACCTCATCACTACACGTATATGTATTGTCATCACCACACAGTGCTGCCTCGACATTGCTGCCGAAGTCTTGATAATCAGGCTCACGCCCGACCTCAATCGCCAAGACAATCCAGGCGTACGCAAATAGTCGATACAAAATCATGGTATTATCCACGATCGTGTTGCTACTGCCGCTTGGATTGCCAGTGTGTTTCTGCCCTAGTTCACCATTTTCCAAGACAATGACTGAATGCACGACCGAATCGTACAAAGCGGTTAAGCGCTGCCAATTGTCAGGGGTACGGTCCTCTTCACAGAGCATACTCCACCGAATGTCACGCTGCCCATACAGAGCACGCGCAAACAGGCTAGAATCAAACTGACTCTCGTCGAGCTCATGCGCATTTCTTTCGAATTGCACCGAACGCTCATCACCCTTTCGGGCTAGACGGTTGTACATTTTGTCCCAGCCTCCCATAAACTTTGACATACCAACGATGGACCAAATCCGATCGCCAGCATTGTCGTAGAACCGATTGTTCATATCGAGACACAATCTATTCAGTGAAGACGAATGCTCAAAG